TTATTTCTTCCATGTTCCTGCTTCGTCCAGTGGTAAGTATCATCCTTCTTATGCGCTTGGTGATGGTGGCCTGTTGCGGCACACGAAAGCAGCGTTGACGATTGCAAAGGAACTGTTCAACCTCGAAATGTTCCCGTTTTCGGAGGAATATCAAGATTTGATTTTGGTAAGTCTGATGCTGCATGATGGGATCAAACAAGGTAACGGAAGCGGAAGCCATACTGTTTTTGAACATCCTCTGTATGCGGCAGATTTCATTAAGAAATGTAATTTTGAAAGCAATTTTCTGAATGATAAACAAGAGAAATTCGTTTGTTCTGCAATTTCGTCACATATGGGGCAATGGAATACTGCAAGAAATTCAAAGACTGTCCTTCCAACGCCTAAAACAAAAATTGAGAAATTTGTTCACTTATGCGATTATTTAGCATCAAGAAAGTTTTTAGAAGTAAATTTTGACGTAATTAATTAAAAGGAGTAGATGTGTATGAGTTATCAGTCCAGATTTAGTTTCGTTGGTTTTCCTGTGATTCCGAAGCAGAAGGCGGATACAAAACGTCCTTTCTGCAAGGAAATGAGCAAGAAGGACGAAAAGACAAAGAAAGAGCGCAAGATGCTTTCCATGACATTCGGTGTCAAGGAGAATGATGCGAATATGGCGTTTGTCGAGGCATTTGGCAGCGTTCAGGACACCATTCTGACTTTTGATACTGACAACGAGAAGATGGAAGTTGATTGGGATGATCGCTTTGACGAGGATATTGTGTCCAAGGTTGCGAATTACCGCAAGTATGTTGTTGACTTGGGCGAGGATCACGGCGGTCGGCAGGAGTTTATTACCACTTACGATATGATCAAGCATCTGGAGAAGGTTCTGCCTGATTATGATGGGCGTGTGGTTGTGACAGGGCAGTTTAGCCGTGACTGGTACGCTAAGAAGAATACATATTTCTCTAAGTTCCGTATTCAGAATGTTTTCGCAGCGAAGGAGGAACGGAAGAATCGTCTTTCTCTGACTCTTGACCTGTTCTACAACAAGGATAGTCTGGATGATGCTGATTTCGATGAGAACAAGAAGATGACGTTAGATTGTTACATCGAGCAGTATATCAACAAGGATGATGGTAAAAAGTATGTCCCCATTCAGCTTGTTTTTTCTGCCGCAAAGTATGACCTTGATAACGAGCGTCATAAGAAACTGCTGGATTACAAGATGAAGTACCTCAAGATCAAGTCTAAGAAGATGATGCACATTCCTTGGGAGGTTGTTCTGCTTCGTGGCGCAGAGGAAGCGGAATTTGATGAGTCTATGCTGACAGATTCTCAGCGTGAACAGGTCGAACTTGGCATCAAGACAGTTGATGATTTCCGTCCCAAGGGAAATATCTACGGTGATCGAATTGATGAATTCCGTCTGTTTGATCCGAAGCTGGAGGGTGACTTTGCTGACGGATTGCTGGAAGTTGATGATACCCCGGATGAGTTTGAGGAAAAGATTTTTGTCCCCGCCGAGGATGAAACGCTGGAACAGGCTAAGAACAATTCAAAGAAGGCCGCAGCAAAGAAGTCTAAGGATGACGAAGATGATGACCCTCCTTTTGATGCAGATGATAAAAAGTCTGGTAATGGTGGGTTGGATGACGAAGATTTGTTTTGAGTAAAAACCTTTTTCAAAAACAAGAAAATGAAATGATAGGATATACAACAAAAGGTGAAAAATTCATTTTTGATCATCAATTCTATCCTATCATTTCTCAATGTACTTGGTCTATTGGAAGTCATGGTTATTTACAAGGGGCATTGGATGGTAAAATGTGTCTCATGCACAGAATTATTACTAATTGTCCTTCAAACAAACAAGTCGATCACATAAATCATAATAAATTAGACAATCGCCTATGCAATTTACGAGTAGGATCGGCAAGTCATAATCAGATGAATGAACAATTATCAATTAATAATACAAGTGGATGTACTGGAGTAAGTTTTAATAGGCAACGTCAAAAATGGCAAGCATATTTGCATTTACATAAAAAGAAACTTTCGCTTGGTTATTATAATCAATTATCTGACGCAATTAACGCTCGTAAAGAAGCAGAAGAAAAATATTTTGGTGATTGGTCATACAAGAGTAAAGGAGATTAATAATGGCAAGAAAGTTTGGACAGAAACGAGAAATTTGTATTGATCCGCTTGCATATAATATTGGCCTGATTGGTGAATCAGGCATTGGCAAGTCTACTCTTATTAAGGAGGTATGCGAAAAGCTGGCTGGTGTTGATGGCTATATTGCTTTCGACATTGGCAAGGAAGATGGTCATGATGCAATTAATGGAATTGTATCTGAGAAGATTCCTGATTGGGCAAAGTTCAAGGAGGTTTGTGATGATATCATTGAGAACAAACTGACTGACTATAAGGACTTGCGTGTGGTTGTTCTGGATACTTTCGATCAGTTGCTTGAAATTGCCGAGCCTGAAGTGATTCGGATGCACAACCGGGCAAATCCTGACAAGCCTAAGATTACTTCTATTAAGGCTGCTTTTGGTGGATTTATGGCTGGCGAGGATAAGGCAATCCAGATTGTTCTTGATAAACTGTGGGAACTGAAGAGTGTTGGTGTTTCCTTTATCGCAATTGGGCATACCAAGAAGAAGGATGTTGATGATCCGATTACTGGTGAGTCCTATTCTATCTTGACTACGAATATGTCTCAGCGTTATTTCAATGCGTTAAAGACGAAACTGCATTTTCTTGGTGTCGCTTACATTGACCGTGAGATTGTCAAGCAGAAAACAGGAAAGAAGAATGTTGTCACAAAGCAGGAGGAAGTAAAGGGAAAGGTTTTGAGTGAATCCCGCCGCATTTCTTTCCGGGATGACAATTACAGTGTTGATTCTAAGTCCCGTTTTGCCGATATTGTTGATGAGATTCCGCTGGATGCAGATGCCTTTATTAAGGCGTTGACAGATGCTATTTTGGCAGAGCATAGCAAGGGTGACAAGTCCGTTGAGCAGTCTATGAAGGAACTGGAGGAATCCAGAAAAGAAAAGGAACATGAGATTGCTGAAATGCTGGAACAAGAGGCCGCAAATAAGGTGGATGAAGAAAAGAACGCTGAGTTGATTGTGATTGTTCAGAATAAGTTCTCCGAGGCCGATGCTGCTACCAAGAAGAAGGTAAAGGCAATTATGGCGGAGAACAACATCCCGAATTTCAAGAATCCTGATGATATTCCTACGCTTGTATTAACGAATATTGTAAACGTGCTGAAGGAATCAGAGTAATCAGGAGGTCAGCTAATGGCAAGACAGTGTAAATGTTGTGTTACACAGGAAATTGGTACAACAGATACTTTTATTAAGATCAATGGAAAGTATTATAAGAACCAAGAAGTCTATGACGCTGACCATAAAAGGAAAGAGGATTATAGAAAACTGATTGATTATATCAGTTATGAATTATTGGGATACGGGGATGGGAATTCGTTCCCACCCTCGCTACCCAAAAAGTTAAAAGACTTGTCTTTTTATGATTATGATGTAATCCTTCGTACTTTTCAAAAATGTCACGATGATATTTTGTACAGTTTTGATCACAAGGAATTCAAGAATGAATATAATAAGATTTCTTATATGTTTGCGATCATAAAAGATAAGATTGGTGACGTTTATAAAGAGTGCCAGCGGCAGCAACAGCAAGAAACACAAATGAAAAAGACTGAAATCGAGTGTAGTGACATATCTAATCTTGGCACGAAAACGGCTGGAAAGGATATAAGCGGTTTCTTAGACGATGATGAATTATAAAGGAAGGTGATTCAAATAGAACTAAAAGACTATCCTGAAGAATTAATCAAAGGACGAGAAAGTGCAGAAGCTACATTCGTTTTTTGCTTATATAAACAGCCAGATTTGTTTGACGATTTTCGCCGTGTTAATGTCGGTGATGATAAAACGCTAAAGACAGAAGATGGAGTGTTTTATTTTTCCCTTGGTCGGCAAATGTATAATCAAGGGTTCAGAACGTTTGACAATGTAACAATCTATACATTTTTGGAGAACAAACCAACTGTTAAAAAACATTTTAATGAGTTGGGCGGATACTCTACTGTCAGTGAATTGTGTGCATTAGTTTCTCCAGAAAATGTCGATGCGTATTATGATAAAATTGCAAAGATGAATACGCTGATGACATTACATGATAAAGGGTTTAATGTTCTTGCCAATATTGATAAATTTTCAAAAATGACAAATCAAGAAGTCTATGACTACTATGATTATATTTTGAATAGTGTCAGCATTAAGAACACACACGATATCGACATTGAAACTCTTGAAATTGATGAAAAATTTCTTGAAGAATGTAATGACGGATCAGCACAGGGTATTAGTTATGGCGCACATTGCCCGATTCTGAATTATTTAACGCTTGGCACACCATTAGGCGATATGTATATGTTTGCTGGGCATAGCGGTGTTGGAAAGACTTCTTTTGTTTTTGAGAACATGATTATTCCGATGACAGAAGATGGTGTAAAATGCGCCGTAATCAGCAATGAGCAGCGTTCTAAAGATTTTAAGCAGTTGCTTTTGGTTCATATTTTAACGAATGATTTGGATTATTGGGGATTGACTCGCAAAAAACTGAAAATCGGTAAATTTGACGATGAACAGTGGGAAATGCTTCGCAAGGCTAAGAAAATCTCCAGAGAGAAATATAGTTCCATTCAATTTGTCAAATTGTTTGATAATGATATGAACAAGGTAAAACGGATCATCAAGAAGTTATCGAAATTAGGGTATCAAACAATCATGTTTGATACTATGAAATCTGAAGATGAAATTGATGATTCTATGTGGCAACAGCTTTTGATCCATAGTCGCAAGTTGTTTCAGATTACAAGCCGTGAAAATATTTCTTTGATTTGTACATATCAGCTTGCGTTACATACATTGAATAAACGGTATTTAGATGCCAGTTGTCTTTCTAATGCAAAGCAAATCAAGGAAGTTTTTTCTGAAATGGTTTATGCACGGCAATTATGGGAGGATGAATATACTGGAGAAAAATTCGATGTAAAGGCGTATCAACTTGAAAAAGATAGCAGCGGAAAGTATACCAACATCAAAAAACCGATTCAACTTGATAAAGACAAGAAATATATTGTTGCTTTTCTCGATAAGACCAGAAATGATGATGATAAAATTCAGGTTTTGTATCAATTCAATGGGCGGTATAACCGCTGGAAGGAAATTGGGTACTGCCATATTTATAACGACAGGGGGAGGTGATATTTGTCGATAAATATTTATATCAAATAGGACAGAAATTATCAACAAATAGTAGTGATTTTATAATACTCGAACAAATCATGATGAATTGCGGACAATCCAAAACAAGAAAAGGATATGTGTGTAAATGTTTAAAATGTGATAGCAAATTTAAGATTTTTGAATCTAATATAAAAAGAGGATGCGGTTGTTCTGTATGTTCAAATCATAAAGTGAAACGTGGATATAATGATTTATGTACAAAGTATCCTGATATAGCAAAAATGTTGCTTAATCAAAATGACGGTTATACACATCTTCCACAGTCAAATAAAATCGCAAAATGGAAATGTCCTAATTGTGGGTTGGTTATTGAAAAACAATATAATGTTGTACTTCGTAATGGATTGTGTTGCCCATGTTGTTCCGATGGATTTTCGATTCCAAATAGATTTATGGCAAGTGTATTGAGTTGCATTGGAATTAATTTTGAAACCGAAAAACTGTTCGAGTGGTCACATAATAAAAGATATGATTTCTACATACCTCAAATTAATACTTTGATTGAAATGCAAGGAGGACAGCATTATCAAGAAATAGCATTTATGCGAGGCTCACAAAAAGAAAACGATGAATTTAAAAGAAAAATTGCGATAGACAACGGAATTACACATTATATTTGTGTTGATGCAAGAAAATCTGATTTTGAGTATTTAATGAATAGTATAAAGTGTTCTGAACTTTCGTTCCTGATTGATTTTGATAAAGTTGATGAATCGAAAGTTAAAGAAAACTTAACTACTCCATTATCAAATAAAGTCGCAGAATTATGGAACAGTGGGTATAAAATTGTTGATATTTCTAACAGATTACAAATAAATCGAATTACTACAAGAAAATATCTTCAACAGGCAGCAGATCGTGGGTTATGTGATTATGACAAAACCACAGCGCAAAAACGTGGTGCAAAAGGAATTGGAAAGAAAAAGCCAGTCATTTGTGTTACAACTGGTATGAAATTTGAATCTGCATTGGCAGCAGAACAATATTATCATATTCGCCATGTTGGAGAATGTTGTAATGGTAATTTGCAAAGTGCTGGGAAATATAATGGAATACCATTGTGCTGGGAATTTATTAACTTATAAAAATTTAGGAGGTGATACACCATCGTTAATGCGTTAGCACTATCAAATTATCTGACAAATAACGAGGATGCGTGTATCACACTCTTAGAAGAAATGGGATATACGCAGATCACATATCGTTCTAACAAAAATGAGTTACGTTTCAGCCGTGAAGATGGTCATAATCCAACAGCTATGAGATTAAAGTTAGATACTTTAAAATTTGATGGATTTTCTATCAATTCTCATGGGAATATCTACACACTGGTTATGAAAACAGAATATTTATCTTTCCCGGATGCTTTGAAATTCATCACAAGCAAATTGGGACTTGAAAAGAACCAATTTAGTCAAAAAATTCGCCGTCCATTTTCCGGGTTCTATAAAGGATTAATGCGTGAAATAACAGAACCAGAATATGCAATGACAACATATGATGAGTCAATTCTTTCTGAGTATTCCGGGAAATACAATATGATGTTTTTTAAAGATGGTATTGATTTTCAAACACAAGAAAAATTCAAAGTCGGATTCGATTTGGAATCATTGAGAATCACAGTTCCAGAATACACACTGGATGGTCAACTGTGCGGCATTATGGGACGGTTAAATGATAGCAAATGCCCAAAAGATGAACGCTGGCTTCCAATAATTCCATGTTCTCGCAGTTTGACGCTTTATGGATATCATAATAACTATGATTCAATTCAGCAAAAGAACATTGTAGTAATCGGTGAATCAGAAAAGTTTGTCCAGCAGCTTTATTCAATGGGAAGCAAAGTAGGGCTGGCAACTTGTGGTTGTGATGTAAGTGACGTTCAGGCGAAACACTTAAAATCATTGATGACTTCTAAAATCATTTTGGCCTATGACGAAGGGCTGGAAGAAGAACAAGTTCGACAGCAAGCGCAGAAACTTGTTTTGGACAATGCTGTATTTCGGAATAAAGTAGGGTATATCTATGATAAAGACAACACGATTCTCCAAAAAGGAAGCAAAGCCAGTCCATCTGATTTAGGGAAAGATGCTTTCCTTCGATTAATGAAAAATCATGTTGTTTGGCTAAAATAACTATAAATGCAATGAGGTGATAACTTGGCAAAACGAGAAAAAGACCCAAGATTACAAGCATTATTCGATGCAGGAAAGAATGTGTATAGTATCTCAAAAGCAAATACTATCGAAGAATGTTTGTATGAAGCCTATAACACATATATTCTCCATAATAAAGGTGTAAACGGTATCTATGGTGTGTTAGGAACACGCATACATGACCAGTTGGAGGCCATAGTTCAAGGTGAAGCAGCCGTTGATACATTGCCTGATGTTCTAAATCAAGAACTAATGGATTTGGATTTATTGGGGTTAGAATTTCCGAAAGATTTCAAAGGTAATGATTCTATCCGGGATAATTGGATTGCTGATATGAAACATTTCTGCAATACCTTCCAACCGCCAAAGGGTAGGTTTAGAACTGAGGAATTAGTTTTATATAAACTATCTGATGATCGTTATATCCAAGGTTATATTGACTTGATTCGGGAGAATTCAGACGGAACAATTTCTATCTATGATTGGAAAACGTCTACTGATTTCAAGACGGCTGATTTGATCCATCATGGACGGCAGCTTGTGTTTTATGCACTGGCAAAGGAAGCCGAGGGGTATAAGGTTCGGGACGTATCATGGATTATGCTGAAATACTGTGAAGTTAAATTCATGGGGAAAAAGCGTTCTAATTCTAAGACCAAAACAGAAATGGTTAAAGTCCTGAATCGTGGCAAACTGATAAGTGAACTGAAGAATCATATTGAGTGTGACTTAACTGAACTTGGATATGATGAAATTGACATTGAGATCATGCTAAAAGCAGCATTGAAAGATAATTCTTTTGATCCATTGCCAGATGAAATCAAATCAAAGTATATCGTAAAGCCATATGTAAGAAAATA